CCTGATACCCAATCCCACTTCAATGTATCTGCTGTTCCAGGTTCTACAAGAGTTCCGTCCTTCTTGATAGCTTTCCACTCCGTTGACTTATCTCCCATGTTTGTCTCTGCCAGCATACTGTTCGCATACGGAATAATTTGGATTTCTCCATTCTTTACACGCATACCAGCACACCATTCCCACACATTTCCATTCAAATCAGCAATGCCATCTGGCATCCAGTTGTGATACCATGTGGCTGGTCCGGATCCGGTAAGGCAACGTACTGGTTCGCCTGGATGTGATTCCGCTTCCTTGCTTTCCCATGCACAGGGAACACCTTTTTCATGCTGGTATGTGTAATCTTTACCCCAGAAATTGTTTCCTCTTGGCATAGTTCCATTTTTTCTGCACCAGAGAGCAATCGCACTCCACAGCGAATACGGATTCAAACTCCAGCCTTTTCCTTTATTGCGACAAAACGATAATGCCTGATCGAACGTAACATAAACCTTCGGATCACGCATAGGAAGGGAGTAAGCTCTGTCATTCAGTACGATATTCTGGAATTTAGATATATACAGAACGTCCTTCTCTACGCCACCCACAGAAAAAGCCGGATGAATATTCTGACTGCCGCCGCTCATAATTTCTGCAATTTTCATTTTTGGAAACGGAACCATAACAGACGGCATTTCCATGTCATCAAAAAGGACGGTATTTTTACCGCCCGTCATCGCTTCAATCGCTAACTTAAAATCATCAAAATTTGGCATCTCTTATACCTCCATATCCCATAATCTCAGTTCGCATTTGTTAATATCAAAAGGAACCGGTTCTTTGTTTGTAATAGTCGGAGATTCCATGCTCTCCTCATTTTCCGGATCATAGTCCGGATTTACTGTGGTTGTCTCAATGTACTCTCTTGCCGGTACAATAAGTTGTGCCACATATCTTTCGCCGGAATCAGTACCCATAACTAATGCTCCTGTGTAATCCTGGCAAATATCAATCACAACTTCGTAGTCCCTTTCCTTCTTTGAAACATTGAACATCAAATCTCCATCATTGAAATCAATGTTCTTTCCCATTACTTCGTAGGGAATGAAATTTGTGCCGTCTTCCGGCAGATATACTACTTTCATCAGAAATACCTCCTTCTGTTCTGTGACATTCTAACTGCTTCATTTGTTCTTGCCGCTGCAATTTCAGCCGCCTCCCTCATAGCTGAATCTCTTCTGTCCACGCCATAGGCTTTCATGATGTGTTCTGCATCAGCTTTTCGGTTCTCATTTTTGATAATCACATTCGCCATACCTATACACCTCCTCTCACATAGCAATTCACAATAACTTTGGTTGCTGATCCGGTATATGCAATCTTGAATCCATTGAGCAGCTTATCGCTAAACTCAAATTCTCCAACTGCTCCACCTTCTACTTCCACAACTTCACAACTGACTGTATATTTCATATTATTTTTCGTCACCGGAAGCTGAACTGTCTTCTTTGAGTTATTATGCGGATATACCTGGGAATTTGTGAGCGTAACCTGAATTTTGTCACCAGACAGTCCTTCCATGATTCTTCCCATAAGAAGAATATTTCTACTGTTTTCCGATGCCATCAGCATAGCCTCCAACGCTGCCAGATCCATCGTGTTCAAATTCGTAGCATTCTGTGGAGTTCCCTGTTGTTCTACTTTTCCCGGAGATGGTGTATGTTGCACAAGCCCTCCGCCCAAAACCTGTTCTTCGAACCTTCCGGGATACTGAACCACATGATCTTTCCAGTTCACAAGTTCTCGCATTATTCTTCAACCTCCCTTTCACTGATTTCCAACTGGCAGACATAATAAAAGCCCTCTGCAACAGAATTCATTTCTAAGAATTCCTGTTTAGAGAGCCATAAGTCATTATTCGTGTCATACAATTGGATTTCCGTAACAGTAGCGGCACCTGTGGTAGCTGCTTCGATCTTAAATCGAACTTCTACAATCCCCTCTTCCGTTACATCCACCGATTCAATCTTCGTCTTGTGATAAGTCGAACCGACTTTGTACTTCGCATAGGCAATCGTACGTTTCGTGTAATCGCGATATCCCTGGATTGCCTTGCTTGTCAATAGTTTCATCTGCATACCTCCTTTTTATATCTCAAAGGCATCTCCACAAAGCTTGTATCTGATTTGATATGCTTCTGTGGAAACCTCTGGAACCACTCCGTTATCGGATTCTGCCGACCGGACACTTACTTTTGGATCTGTGCCTGTTAATTTACTGCAATAAATGTGTCCTTCTGCTTCTGCTTCTGCATCAATTTCCACGGCAGAATACCTAGCACTAGCCTGCGTATTTGGATACATTCCCGTTTTGACATGTTCACCCGTGTTTGGATATACAACTGAAAGTCCTTTTCCTTGTCCTGATACATAAATATTATTATCCACCAATTCCATTCCAACGCTTGTGATAGGATATTGACCGGATTTATGTATTTCACCGGTTAGAGGTACTTCTGTTTTGTAATAATCAGTTGACGGAACTACATCTATTCCCGTTTCTGCAAGTCCAAGGCCGTTGCTTACCATCGGTGTTGTACCGCACTGAGCATACGATGTCTTCCATTTTTGTGTGTGACCACATATCTCTATTCTGGCAAGCGATGTAAACGAAATCGTAAACGCCACATGAGACTGTTTGATTTCTTTTAATTTCTTTATCGCAGCTATAACATCAACCGCATTATCTCCAGGTTCAATCTCGACTGTAAAAGTATTGATAGGTGTATCTTCGTCATTTACATAAACCTTTCTTCCTATTATATTTTCCAGTATTTTTTCCATCATATATGGATTCATGGGAGCTCTAGTATTCCTTTTTTCCAGTATGAGCTTTCTACGTTCTTTGTAACTCAAATTCTCTCTTACCGGAAGGCCGTATTTCTCCTCATGATACCGAAGCCCCCATGTTGCCGTCTCAGGAAATGCCTGATATGGGAGTTCCTCTTCAATGCGAAGATGCGCATCGTCCATCTCTTTACCCATTGCCTGAAAGATCCATTTTCCCACATAGGATTTTCCATAGAATTCATTTCCTGTTATGTATCCCATCATCCTTTTGGCAGATTGAGATGTCGGGAAATTTTCTATATTCATAAGATCCCTCCTAACTGAAATCCACATTTTCTGTCGCTGGGTACTCTCCCTTATCTAAGACAATGTTTTCATCGCTCCCGTTTATCAAAAACGTATCGAAGTCAGACACTCCAGGAATATCCGTAATAAAAGGGCGAATCTGGTTATAAATCAGGACTCCATCAAATTTTGATTCTGAGTATTCCTGCAGGACAAGATTTTTGAAAGCACTTATAATAGTAGGTATGTCTGTCGTTTCATCATAAACTAAGCCGGTACATGTATATGACACATTTTTAATAGTAGCCGGAACTATGGTCAGCTCTGCGCTTCCTGTAGGGAGCAATCGTTGCGAACGATCATTTGGAGAAACAATATGGTCATATACATCTTGTATCAATTTCTCATTGGCCGGAGATCCATTTGAGTCTACAATTATAAGTTTAACCGTTCCTGGACCATTCCATGTTGCATCTACAATGCAATCCCCCACCCCAACCACTTCCTTGGCCCATCGGATATAATCAGCATCATTTCCAATATAGCTTACTCCTTCCTGCGTACATTTTTCTTCTATTCTCTGCCGCAGAGACTCGTCACTTTCTATGTCCGTACCACCAGTAATCGCTTCAGAATTTTTTACTGACGAAACACCCTTTATGTTATTCAGCAAAAATTTTATTGTGTTCGCATTTGTATTAGACCCTTTTCCAGGATCAACAGCAATCACTGAGATTTCAACTATCCCATCATCTGGTATTGCCATGGATTCATCGGATGAATATTCCAACGCCGGAGATACATCTGTTGCCTCCGTACAAAAAATTGTTCCTTTCGGAATTATGGTTCCCGGATCTCCGGTAACATCGATTTTACCGCTTGCATAACCAGCCGGACGGCGTTCTATGCCTGCCACTGCTGCGTGTAGATCAAGCCAATCATCCCACGCCCACATCGGAAACATGAGCATGAGCGTCCGAACCATATGAAACTGAATCAGTTCTGACTTTTCAATCGCCGTTGGCATTGTAAAATCATAAGGGAATCCTCCCGGCATATCATCAATACCTTCTGGAAGTTCACTCATCATCCTCTGCTGTATTTCCTCCGGCTCGCTATAACCCACGAATTCCGGTGGCGTAAATTCTTTACTCCATGCATTCACTCATTTCACCTCCTCGCTATATAGAAACTTTAAACTCGTCAATATCCACGCCTTTAACAACGAACGAAACACTTACAGCATCACCATTCCAAACAAATTCAAATTGCCTAACATATTCCGTCCTCGGATTCACCAACAGTGCCTCTGATATCGTTCTCTCTATCGCGGACTCAACTGCCTTTTCACTGTCCTCTGCAAGAGCCTCATCCAACTCAGTACCAATTTCGTCCGGATAAGCTGCGCAGGCATAGCGCTGTGTAAGAGCCATTTTGCAACACCACACTTTATACCCTTCCACACCATCGCACTGATCCATCTGTCCTTTACCGTTGAGGACAAAATCCTGTTTCTCAACATCCCACGCAACCGTATAATGGTAATCCCGATCTAATCGTTCTCCGTCATCGATAAATTCGGGGGATTCTTCTACCGGAAATAGTGTATTCTCTTCGTCCATGCTTCCACCTCCACTAATTGATCACATCGATGACTACTGCCTCATTCTGTACCCATGCCACAAGTACATGATTTCCAGGAGATAATCCTGGAACCGATATAGAATGCGAATGCGAACCATCGCCATATTCATGCCCGCCATGGTTTCCTCCCGAAGTTCCTAGTGATATGCCCGTCACATGCCGGCACACTGTATAATCTCCCCTTGGGATTTTTACCGGAAAGGTATTCGTAATCAGCCCATAGTCAGACTCTATCTTCCCAAAATCAAGGACAAGAGGAAAGTCCGACATGCTTTTCATCCTTTTATGAAGCGTCCTTGCCAGTTTGTTTGCTCCAGCATGCCCATCAAACGCCATTGTCATCCCTCCTTAATCAAATGTACCATCGTCTACCCATCCATATACATTGCTTGAGCTATCCACATGTATCAGGTGCCACGGATGGATCTTTCCCGATCCATTCTTAATGGTTATTTTTGCCCGTCCGGCTCTTGCGTTATATCCGCGGGATCCCGCATAAGAACTGACGTAATGCGTTCCACCGTGGAAATTCACAATATCGCCCACGTTGTAAGACTTTTTCTGTACCGTCTGTTGCGCTTTCTTCTCGTATTCTTTGAATGGCACATGAAGATCCAATGTCATGCTGTGGCTATCCACATCATGTCTTATGCCGATAACATAGTAGTATGCATTCATAGTTCCAACCGTTACGTGAACCAGATCTCCTTTCCGTACCCATGGTATATCGGGCGCCTTTACGGTCATCTCCTCCTGCACTTCTCCTTCTTCATCGAGAATTGTCTGTGCCGATGTCTTTGCATCCTCTAAACTTTCATCTGTTCCTCTGCGAACAATTTTCTGCCGTACGCCATATTTTGTGCTGCCGTTCAGCACAGCTTCCACCGAGCTTTTACCGTCATCATCTTCCTGACCTATCACTTTCACCCGGGTAATCATGCCTGCAGTGCTTCTTTTGTGTGTGGCATTGATCACATTCTCGGCTGCGAAGTGATATACCGTCTTATTATTCGCATACGGAACCACATACGCTTTTCCTTTTCTGTCCTGCACGACGCATTTCACGCCGCCTTTTTTGTAGGCATCGTCCAGTATTTCTGCAATTACATTCGCAAGATCCTGTGACTTAAAAGTCAACTTTGCGTGTGTTTCATTCGGTCCTTCATACGAACCGAGTGGAATTTCCCAGTCATCAAAAATCTTCGTTACAGCAGACTTTGTACCGGTACCCGCGGGATAGTAAATGTTGTCCTGACTTTCTTGCAGATTATACAAATTATCGTAGCATTTACCATCAAACTTATATGCGTCTGAAGAATATGCTGGTTTCCAGTCTATAATGTTTCCTCTGGCCACCTCTTCATCCGCAACCCCATCAGAGGCGAATATCCCCACTAAACATCCAAGTTTCGCTATATCCGAGAACACCTCTTTTGACGACTTTTCATTTTTAGTTGTAAATGAAATTCGGGTGGAGAGTTCGTCTTCACCTTGCTCCCACCCGAGATTTTCCACATAATCTTTTATATTGTACTGATTTCCCTTTTCGTCCATAATGACAAATCGGTATTGGATTTTCGACAAATCAATCAAGTGTCCGCCTCCTTTCTAGTTCGGGATAACCAAGACAGTTCCAGGGTAAATCCAGTGTCCATTGTCACTGCTCGATCTCCCGTATCTTCTGGCGGTGGACTCAATGGTCGATTCGTTTGCACTGTATATCTTTGTCCAGTTCGATCCAGAACCACCGTAAAATTTTCGGGCAATGGCCCACAGCGTATCGCCCGACCGTATAGTGTAGCTTCCTTTATTCGACGGAGAGGCTGCCGCTGGTCTCGTTATTGTCTTCTTTACGAACTTTACGATTTTCAACTCGTCTGTCGTATAAACTTTCAGCGATCGATACTGTACGAACTCCAGCGAATACTTCTTGTTTCCGTATCCGCCGTAATCAGTACATTCAAAGCTACTAATCGTAACATCGATATTGACATTAGTTTCAGTGACCATCAGCCGCAGAACAGTTCCTTTTTCCTGCCAGTTTTTCAGAATTTTTTCGCACTCTGCCGGCTTAACCCATTGTTTTACAATGGACTCATTCCTTTTCGCTGCTCCGAAAAATATTCCATCGAATGAAATCTCTGTAAGCTTCATCCCCTTTGGGATTTTTACCTCACCATAGGACAGAATATCGTAAGACTGATAATTGGTCCGATTCGTCCCCTTTACCTCCTCTGGGAGGCTAGGAAAGATAAATTTGCTTTTACCGTTTTCAACTTCAGTTAAAATAACATCCATAAAGCGCCTCCCTTAACTACTTATCGGCATGTTTGAGAAAACTTCACCCAGGCGATCAGCAAGCTCTCCGCCAAGGTCGTCTGCCAGTTCTTTCATGTGCGTTTTGATAATTTGCAGGATATCGTCTTCTCTCTGACTTGTTGACGATATCACAAACTGCGGATTTACAGTCACGCTAAGGTTTACTTCTTTTGTATCCGAGTTCCTTTCGCTGTCAATAACCGTTGATACATCAGATGTGCCGCTGTCTCCCTCGGATATTGGCTCTATGAGCCTTTCTGTGTTATCCCATATATTTTTACTTGTACCCCCTCCGGAGCCGATAATGCCGCCGTCAGCATGCTTTCCAACTCCGAGCATTTCTCCGGCTTGCGCCCACAGTTCCAAACCTCTTTGCCGCCTCTTACTTCCAAGCGGGATGATCACTTCCGGTCCGTCCTCACCCCACCACGTAAGCTCCGGACCATAAGCGAAACCACCATTCGCATGGCTTGAAATGCTTCCGCTGACCGTAGCTGTTCCAGTTCCGCCACCACTAAAGCTGATAGTGGCTG